ATCTCCATGAAGCTGAGCGGCGCCTCGAAATAGTCGAGCCCCTCGGCGTCGGTTTGCCGTTGAGTGAGTGGCAGGTCCATCGGGTGGCACGACGGATGGACCGTGGCGTTGAGCATCGGCACACCCGCCGATGCCGGGACACCTTTCGTGATCAGCCGGAACAGCCGGTAGTAGGCGGTGGGCGGGTCGCCTGAGAAGGTTTCGCGCGCTCGCAGGTAGAGCGTGACCTGATGCCGCCAGACATCGACGCCGCCGAAGCTCGATGGTTGCGTCCCTTGCCAGGCCGCCATGATTCCGGGAGCGGGCATCTCGTGGACTGCCACCGCGAGGCTTGCCCGCTTCGGATACTGATCGTGATAGGCGAAGATGCGCTGCTCATCGCCGCCCATCTCGGCGACCAGTTCCGGGATGTCGCGTAGCAGAGCGACCAGACTGTCGACGAGTTCCGCTGGGTTGATCATCGCTGCTTCCCTCCCAGGCTGCGTTCGAGGAGCAGACGGGGCTTGATGGCGTCGAGCATCTTCCGGGCAGCCTCAAGCACGGTCGCCTTGTTCTTCGGCGAGAACACCATCCACGCCTCGCGCTTCTGGTTGGCCCAGGCCTTGATTCGGTCCTTCCGGGTCGAGACGTTCGCCTTGGCGCGGCTCTCGCTGACCGTGCGGACCTGGAAGTTGCGCAGCAGATCGCCTGAGAAGGTCAGGTTGCGTCGGTTGCCCTTGCCTTTGCGCGTCTTCCAGATCGCATAGCGCTTGCTGAGTGGTTTGGCCGGGGCGTCCTCTGGGCCCTGAGTTGCGGCGAGACGCGCCTTCACTGCCGCGACGCCCGCGCTCCCCAGTTCATACATCTGGCGCTGGCGGAAGTTGAGCAGGTCGAGCCGCAGTTGCTTCTTCTGGTAGACACGGACGCTCGGCATCGATCGCCTCCGAGAACTTGTGCGCAATTGCCCACAGGTTCCAAACATCCGCCAGATCTGGCGGAAGTCCGACTTCCGGAAGATTTTCCGGAAGTCAGCCAGCCTTGCGGAGCCGGAGTACGGCGGCGCCCTCGGCGTCGGCCTCGATGTCGAAGACCTTGTATCGGGCTCCTTCGATCTCGACCTCATCCCCGCGCAGGGGCGCGGCGGGCAGGTCGGCGAGCCGGACAAACAGCACCGCATAGACGCCCGGCGAGGCGTCTTCGGCTTCCCGCGCCGGCTGAAACACCGCTCGGACGACGGCCTGCCCGCCCACCTCGGGAAGGTAGAGAACCTCGCGCCCGAAAATGTCGACGACGGCCACGTTCAGACCGGTCACCGCCGCTTTCCAGCCGCTCATCGTCAGGTCTTCGTTCCCTTGACCAGCACCTCGGGCCGCAGGCAGATCGGCAGCGGGTTCTGCTGGGTGTGCAGGTCCGTCCCCCGGCCAAACTTACGCGGCTCCTGCTTGGCATAGAGCGGCAGGCCCAGCGTATTCGCCGTCTCGTTGAAGTCCGCCGGCGCGAAGAACGTCCGGAAGGTGTTGGCCGTGCCGAGCGGGAAGAAGTGCGCCTCGTCGTCGGCGATGAATTTCCGCACGGCTCCAGAAGCGTCGGTCGCCTGGCCACGGTACTCCTCAAACGTCACGCCGCCGAAGGTGAATCCCGTGCGGTAGTCGTTGCCGAGCTGCTGGTTGCGCTGGTAGTACTGGAAGGCCTCCTTCACCTTCGCATGCGTCGTGAAGGCGTCGTAGAACCCCGACGAGCACAAACACAGGATGCCCGTCATGAACTCGCCCTTGAGGTTGTCCTCGATGTGGCGCTTCACTTCGAGCACCTTGAGCAGCACCTCGGTCGAAGCCGTGCCGAGGGCGAAGTTGACGGTCTTCGGCGTGATGTCGAACTCGGTGTAAAGGTTGTAGAGCGTCGAGCCGTCGGCGTCGAGGATCACGCCCTTGAGCGCGCCCATGCGCAGGTGCTCGAGCGTGATCGAGTGCTTGTTGCGCATGTTCTGGAGCTTCAGGGCCAGCAGATCGGCCAGCGCCTCGGTTTCGGACTCCGAACCGAAGGCGCGGATGCCCTGCACCTCTTCGGGCAGCACGGCGTCGTCGTGCGGAATGTGCGGGATCACGAACGAGCGCACCTTGCGCTTGCCCTGCGTACCCAGGGTGCCGGGCGCGCCCACAGGCTGCGTGGGCAGCAGGTTCAACACGCCGCTCATCTCCTCGATGATGATGGTGCGGGTTCGGACACCGGTGGCGGGCATCAGGTTCAACTGCTCCAGGCGCCCGTAAGTGTTCGGGATCTTGTTGATAGCCGCCGTGAGGGCGACCATGTTGAAGGCATCGGTGGCGAATGGATTGAGCATCGGCATGGATTACGCTCCTTCCCGGACGAGAATGCCCAGGCTTCGAAGTTGGCTGATGGCGGCGGTCTTCTGCGGGCCGGTGATCGAGCCGGGCCAGATGAGGCCTTTGTCCGAGCAGATGGCGTGGCGCGCGATGATGACGCCCGGCTTGTCGGCGGCGCTCGCGTCCACGGCTCTTAGCAGCACGCCGGCGGCGTTCTGCGAGCCATCGCTTGCGCCCGGCGCAAGCTGCGTCACCTTGCCGCTGGCGGTGATGATGCCGACCACGGTCCCGGTCGCCAGGTTCTGGCCGCTCACGACGGTGACCTCGTCGCGGCTGTAGAGGTTGTCCTCTTCGTATTTGAGCCAGTCGCCGAGGTAATTGGTTTCGGATTGAACGGGCATGGGTTACTTCGCTCCTTTCCCTCCGGCCAAGGCCAGGCAGGCCTTGACGACCGGGTTTTCCTCGAGGTTCTGCTTCGACGCGGTGCTGGCTTCCGGCAGCACATGGGACCGGATCTCTTCTTTGTCGGCCTCGGCCCGCAGCGCGAGCAGTTCTTTGCGGACCTCGGCCGCCGACAGATGCCGGCTGATGAAGTCGCCGGCGAGCGCGGGCCGACCGGCGATCGAACAGAGGACGACGATCTCTGCCGCCTCCGCGTAGCCCTGCTCGCGGGCTTGGGCTTCGATCGCGGCGAGATCGGGAATGGGCGGACTCGCGGCCGCCTGGGTTACTTCAGACACAGTTGTGCCTCCTTTCGTGAACTTGGGTTTGGACAACGACTCGGTCATCGCGGCCAGGGCCTCGCGGAACGTGCCGACGCGGTCGGCCAAGCCCTGGCCGACGCTATCCTCGCCGTAAAAGATGCCCGCTTCGGTCGAGCGCACGGCTGCGGCGCTCAGGCTCCGGCGGCGCACCACGGCATCGACGAACATGCCGTAGAGCCGGTCGACTTCGGCGACCAACACACCTCGGGCGCCCTCCGACAGCGGCTCGTGCGGGTTGAAGTCGTTCTTGCGGTCGCCGGCGAAAATCGTTGTGTAGCGCAGGCCGTTGGCCGCGTCCCACCCGCTCTGGTCAAGGTGCATGGCGATGATGCCCACCGAGCCGACGCCGCCCGTGCGGGTGACCCAGATGCGGTCCGTGGCCGAGGCGAGCAGGTAGCCGGCACTCAAGGCCCAGTCGTCAACCGATGCCCAGACGGGTTTCAGCCGCGCGGTTTCCTCAATGAGGCTCGCCACATCCCAGGCGCCGTTGGCCTCGCCGCCGTAGCTGTCGAGACGCAGGAGGATCCCTCGGACCTGCGGATCGGTAGCTGCCTCGAGGATCTCGTTGCCCAACTGCTCATAGGAGGTGAGCCCAGATTGTGCGTCCATCCCGGAGGCGCGGTTGACCAGGCTGCCCGAGACCTCGATGACAGCGATGCCGGCGTCGGTGACAGCGTAAGGTTTCCGCGACCGTTGCTCGGTCAGCAGTGCCGCGTCCACGGCGGGCGGCTCCAGGCCGAGGCGCGGAGCCAGCACGGCCAGGATCGCCGCGAGCTTTTTCGAATCGATCATCAGCGGCGTGTTGAACACGCGCGAGGCGATGTGCGAGAGATTGGTCATTGCGTTTCGATTGCCTGCGGCTGCTCCGTCACCCTCTGCCCGGTGGAAGTGGTCTTGCGAGGATCGGAGTCATAGGTCAGCCCGAGCGAATCAGCGCGCGCGTTGTCGGCGGCGGCCTGCCGGTCGACATCCTCCTCGTCGTAGCCCATCTCGTTGATGACCGCGCTGCGCGGCTTGAAGCCCGCCCGCACGGCCGTGACCTCGGCGTTCATGTCTTTGAGCGGGTCGACCCACGCCCACGACGGAGGGCGCCACTCGACATCGAGGTAGGCTTCGGGCGCGCGGGCGTAGTCGCGGGCATCAATTGCGCCGCTGAGAGCCGCCGACTCGATCCACGCGTGCCACACCGGGCGGCAGAACTGAAACACCATCACCTGGTGCTGGAACTGCTCGCAGCGGCGGCGGAACTCGAGCAATCCGGCGCGGATCGAGGAGTAGTTCACGCGCTCGAGATCCCCGGTGAGTTGCTCGTAGGTGATCCCCAGGCCCGCGGCGATCGCGCGCAACTGCACCCGCATGAACTCCGTGTACATGCCGCCGACGTCGCCGGGCTCGGTGAACTTCACATCTTCGCCGGGGAGGAGCTTCACCATCGAGCCAGGCTCAATGCCTGCCAGTGGCGCGCCGCTTGCGTCCGTCTCGCCCTCGCCTGGCTTCGCGCCGATCACCGGGTCCTCGGGGTTGTTCTCAGTGATGAACGCCGCAAACATCGCCGCCAGCTTCTTGCGCACCAGCTCGGCGTCGTCGTACTGATCGAGTTCATGGAGTTTCACCAGCACCTGCGTGAGCCACGGCTGGCCGCGATGCTGACCAGGCCGCAGCGGCTTATAAATGTGCAGCACCGACTCCGATGGCACGCGCGTTGTTTCGCCGGCGTTGAAGAACATATGCTTCTCGCCCGGATGCTCGCGGTAGAGGTGGTAGGCCACGCGGCGGCCGAGCTTGTCGAACTCGATTCCCGCGCGGATGACGTTTCCGTTCGGGAGATTCTCGTTCTTCGTGGGCGGCAGGTGCTCGGCTTCGAGAAGCTGGAGTTGCAGCGGCACCGTCAACCCGTCCTCGGGCCGCCGGTCGCGGATGCGGACCAGACACTCGCCGCCCTCGATCGTCGAGCGGCACACCAGCGCCTGGAGCCCATAAAAGTCCGTCAGCCCTGCGGCATCGGCCTCGTCGGTCCAGCGGAGCCAGAGTTCCTGAAGCCGCCGCTTCACCGCCGGGTCCGGGTGTTTCGACTGCGGCTTGATGCCCGTGCCGACGGCGTTGCCGACGAAACTGTCGACCGCGTTGCTGGCCCAGGCGTTGCGGCGGACCATGTCGCGCGAACGGGCGCGCAGGGCGTCGCCGCCGCCGGCGACAAGGGCGTTCATGCCTTCATTCGTTGGGCTCCACCCCAGCGTGCGGCGCGTGCTGGCGGCGGCCTCGTAACCAGTGAGCGCCCGAAGGGGCGCCCCAAACGCCGCCCGCATCAAGTTGCGCCAGTAGCCCATCAGAAACCTTTGGTTGTATAGGTCCGGATCACGCGCGAGCGCGTCCGCACCGGATCCGCCGCCGCCATCGCGGCTTTCACTTCGGCGATCGCCTTCTTAAGCTCATCCACGCTCCGGTACTCGAGGCTTCGGCCTTCAAACGTCACGCGCAGCGTGCCGCTGGCCAGCGCCGCCTCGAGCGCTTCAAGTTGGGCTTGTGAGTAGGCCATTGGTCAACTTGCTGGAAAGCGATCACTCTGCATGGCAGTAGTGACCGGTCTGGTAAACTTGAGAGCGAAATCGACCCATTCGATGCCCACGATTGCGCGCGTTGGCCCATACCGCATTTTCTTTTTCAGCAACGAGGGCGGCGAACCACCGCATGTTCACATTCAACGTGAACGGTCTTTGGCGAAATTCTGGTTGGGGCCAGTCGTGCTCGCTGAGGCCAGCGGATTTGCGGCCCGTTAGTTGCGCGAGTTGGCTCGTCTGGTCGAAGATCATGAGGAGGAATGGCTGAGGGCTTGGCATGAGTACTTCAAGCGTTGAAACACATCCCCGCGCCCAGGAAGTTCAAGTGACCGAAGACGAGT